AATATTTTTTTTAATGCTTTACAAGTTTGTCGGTGAGTTGTTTGCCATCTTTTTTGAGGTTTACCCATTTCACCATTTATTTTAAGTCTAGGTTTAATATCTATCACATGTCCAATTTTCATAAATTTATGTATATCTTTTATGATATCAAAATCAGTGTTACATATTTCCATTCTAATAGTGGTACAATTGTATCTTTTTTTTGCCACAGGATTAAACTTCATACATTTACCCATTATAATAGAACCTTCTCCATCTAGAAAAGAGGCTACATATCTTATGTCCATTGGTTTTAACTTATGTTTTTTCATTTATCTCCTTTAAAGAATTTTTTACAATGTTTAGCAAACTTCTCATCATCTAAGTGGTTTGCAAAAAGTTTAAGTAGAGCTTTGTAAGCTGCGCCACCTTTGTATTCATTATCTTGGTCAATTTTTTTAAATTTTATTTTATGTTTAATACTCATTACCAAATCTTTCATTGTAAAAACCTAAATATCTTTTCGCAATATTAGGTGTTACACTACCTTTCATATTATTAGCTTTCCAAGAACAAAACATTAAATTGAGTTCACTATAAGGCAAACTACTACTTATTCTATCTTTAGATATATTCGTGTCAGTCTTTACACCTTTTCCTTTTTTTCTCGTCATTTCTACATTTAAATAAGGACACCTAATTCCATATGTTTTTTGTTGTTCAGCCCAACAATTAAAAAATTCATCATAGTTTTTAAACTCACAACCATGTTTACTTTTTTTAACATTTTGCCACATCTCAATAAAATATCCTCTCTCAGTTTCTTTATAAGCAATATCTCTTTCTCTTTTAATTTTTTGATAGTTAGGACGAGACTTATATTTTTTACTTGTTTCATTTACACATCCAATACACTGAGACCTATAATTACTATAAGTAGTTGAACCACGTTTTTTTTCTATATAAAAATACTGGTCGTTTCTTGGAAATTCTTTCTTACATTTATTACATATTTTATTTAATAAAGTAGAGTTAACGTATTTTTTTCTAAGACTCACGTTTGTATCCAGTTCCGTTTTTTCTGTTGGCCCATCTTTTATTCCAGGCGTATACACTCATTTTACTTCCAATATGTTCCATCCAACCTAAAGGTATGTCTATAAATTTTTTATAGATATATTTAATATCATCTATTAAATCAGGTATCGTTTTAATCATAATACGCCTCACCAACTTGCTTAACGTTATATTTATTAACTAACTTAGTCGCTAGTCCAAACTTACCCTTTCCTCTACACTTCTTAATAAGATTCAACAGCTTAAACGTGAACTTATTATTCTCTCTTTCCTGTATCATTTGACTCATGCTTTTGTTTTGCATCTTCCTCCTTTTTTAATTACAACGCACCACTATTTCTAAATTGTTTTAGTTGATCTTCTATTTGTTTACTTAATTTCTTATTATCGATTCTTAATTCTATAATCTCATTTGTCAGTTTGTTTACATGTTCATGTAAGTATTTATTTCTATCTACCCATACTTGTTTAGGTACATCTGCATTTAAATATTCTTCATGTTCACTCATTACTTCTTTTTTTGTAGCTTCATATAACTTATCTGACATTTTATTTTTCTCCTTTTAGTTTTTCATCAAACTCTTCTCCGTAATCTTTAAGAAATTCCTTGTAAGAACCATCATCCGTTGGTTCTACCATAGCAGCATGTAAAGTATTTTTTAAAGTAGTGGAAATAGGATTAAAATTTTTATCTGTCTTTGAATGAAAATCTAAAGGATTGAATATAATAGATGGCTGTCTATCCTCAAAATATAGACGATCATCTAATGCAGCTGTATAAGATATTCCATTAGGAAGATATCCCATTTGAACTGTAATATCATCCTCCATATTACAATTTATTAACTCTTTTATTAAATCTCTAACTTTCATTTTTTATCTCCTTTTAATTTATCATACGCATGTTGTTTTATATCTTTCTTTGTTTTCATAATAGTTACTGCATCAATTCCATTATAAGCTTTGATAGCAGGACTTTGTGATACTACAGTGCCGCCTATACTAGATATCAATAATACCTCACTGCAACTTGTCAGTACCAAAACCATTGCTATCATAATTAGGTTCTTCATTTATTTCTCCCGCTGATTTGCATTTTGTACATTGAATTGTAATTTTCTCACTCTCTGTTTGGTCTTTCCATATCCTTCGATATCCATTTCCCATACATCTATCACAAATTTTACGCTCCATTTGGTAACCATTTGTTTACTTTATCTTTCGCTTTTCGAAAAATATATCTTGGATCATATCCTGCGAATTGGCAAACGTCACAAAAATCTTTGTTATATATATCTACCCATTCTAACGCAGATCTCATTTCACCGTAGGTTAAAGGCAAAGCATTATATTTTTTAGAACATGCTTCATACACACCTTGAGATAAAACAGCTTTCCATAGTTTTTCTTCTGGTGTTAATTTTCGTTCTAAAAATACACCGTTATTTACTAAGTCTGCCATTTAATTTTCTTGCTTTCTCGTTTACTAATGTTTTTACTACTTGACTACGACTAAGTTTTACGTCAGGCGCAATTTTAGTCTGTAACTTTGTTATTGTCGAGTATGTTTCTTTGTCGACAGTAATGTTTTTGTACTTGCTAAAGTCCGTCATCTTATGTAACCTTTCTTTTATTATTTTTATTTCTTATTTATATAGGACATTAACTGAAAATATACAAAAGGTCAAATGAAATTTTTACTAATTATGACAATATGTTCCAGTATATATCAAACCTGTATGCCCCCAAGAGAAGTACCTCCCATGTATGATACATATATAGATTGCATGATTTCAGGTTATGAAAAAAGTTTATATCTAATAAAAGAGCTTGGTCCTATGGTAGAAGCTAGCCGTTCAACAATACATTTTCAATGTAAACAAATGATAGGTGTTTAGATTTTATCTAGGTTCGTCTCCACCACATACATAACCAATAACTTTTTTATCTTTATACACATGATAAGTTCTACTTTGAAACAATGTTGTCTTTCTATTCTCTATTTGTACTACATTTGTATGAAACCAACTACTACAGGTTGTATGTATTTCAAACGTGTCTAATTTTATATCACCTCCAAATGTAAGATACATTAAGGTAATCATTATAGGTTTCATTACCTACCTTGACCGCGATATTTTTTAATTTTCTTTTTTTTAGGCCCTGTTTTTTTAGAAATTCTACCTTTACGTTTTTTAGGAGTTGTTTTAGTGTAGTTAGATACACCATATAAATTACCTTTTTTCTTAGCCATCTGATTCTTCTATATCTATCTTTTTTTCTTTTTCAATAAATTCCATGTCTCTATCATCAAGTTTTAAATACTTAATGGATCCATTTACATATTGTCTTGTATCTTCACCACATAATGTACATTTGTAAAAATCTGTAACAATAGCTACTAATAGAGTATCTTCGTTACAATGTGGGCATTCACCATGTACAGTATCAATATATCCAATTTTAAAAGTTTTCATAAATTTAACTTACTACCTTACCATCTTTCCATTTCATATCTGGAAGACCGTTTTCATATTTTTTACCATCGTATGTTAAAACTTGTTTTCTGTTAGCGCCATTTTCATTATAACTTACGTGGACCCACCCCCCTGCTGGATCTTCGGGGTCAAAATACTCCATGATCAATTGGTCAAAATCGACGTTGTTTTGTAGCCAATAAGCAATTTTAATATTAGGTATAGATGCTATTTCTAGGTCAACGGCCTGGCCGAGTGCGTGCTGCGATGTTTTTTTGCTACCGATCGCTTCACATAAAGCTTCACTACGATAGCCGCTGGTAATTGTAATTGGTAAATCAAAATGTGCTCGTAGTGGTTCTAAAATTTTATAACAAACGTTTTCTAAATTTTTTATATCTCCAGCTCCAGGTTTATTATCAATACCCTTCCTGACAGCTGTCATCGATTTGGTCATCTCTTCAAGTTTAAAGTGTTTAGATAATCTCATGATTTATTGTTTAAGACTGTAGTATATTATTAAACATACTGCAATGGTCGCAATAATTGTATTTATAGATAAAAAGGGCCCCATTATCCTAGGAATTACTGATCGTCTTCTTGGAAGTATTGTTGTACATAACTAACATACAACCTAATTCGTCCGGCTGTTGCACTGTTAGGTATAACATTAACATATAATCTTGTATCTCCTTCTGAAAAAGATTCAGCGCTAGCTCCGTAAAAAGTATCTTCTGCTACTTGAGAAATTGAAAAAGGACCAAATGCTGTTGCTGAAACAGCAACACTAGTGCCTATATTATTATCTGATATTGCATTAGTGCTTCCTAAATTTGTACCACCCAAAGTAACTGCAGTAGTATTAGAATTAGCAAATGCTGTTTCTACTATAAGACGAGCATCAACTATATTACTATATTGAGGTATAACAATTCCTGTATCAAAATCTGTGCCACTGTTAAAAAATATTTTCTCTGAAACTTGAGTATTAAGAACCCAACCTTCATTTGCAACTCTTCCTGTTGTAGTACCTGTTGTATTTTGTACAGTTCCAGTTAAAACAGGTCCACTGAAATTAGTTGTAATTGGTTTAGCCATATTATTCTAATATTAGCGCATTTATAGAAAAAGATCCATCTATATTTTTCTCTAATTGTACTTTAGATTTAATGCATTTAAACTGTGTTTGCGGAGATGCCGAACGAGTAGCTAAACGCTTGCCTTTTAAACATTCTGACATAGAGGGTTGTATTCTATGTTCCTTAATTTCAGCCCCTACAAACATAAGTAAAACTACCGCAGTTTCTATCATTAATGTGCTCCATTTCCATTTTTTCTAACCTTATCTTTTAAGTTCTCAACATCTAATAAAGTTTTCTC